TTCATTAAAAATATTTTAAGCTTTTTACTTTTAAGAAATCTGTCCCAAGTTTTAGGTTTATCAACCTTCCATTGAAATACATCTCGTTCTACTACATCTGGTAGGTGAGTTTCTATTTCTTTACTCCATATAGTATATACTGATTTTGGAGCGATAATTAATACTGTATCTATTTCATTTCTAAGATATAAATAACCTATGTTATCTATAGCAGTTTTAGTTTTACCTGTACCCATTTCCATAAAGTATGCATATGAAGATGCGTTAGCAGATTTATTTAAGGCAGTTCTTTGATGCTCAAACGGTTGAGTCTTATACGGGTATTTCCATTCCATAAAAAATATATAAATTTTTTACTTGCATTAATCAAGAAAATAATTATTAGAGAAACAGGAGGAAAAATATGGACAATCTAGATATAGAAAAGTTCTCAAACATTGAATTAAGTAAGGATGATGTTGCATCCATATCTAAAAAATGTAATGAACTAAAAGGTCTTCAACAACAGATTGAAGACAAAGAAAAAGAAATTTCTGAGCTAAAGAAACAAGCTAAAGAATATGAGGAACGAACAATTCCTGATATGATGCAGGAGGCAGGAGTTCAAAAACTTGAACTTGCTGACGGTACTAAGGTTGAAGTGAAACCTTTTTATGCTGCAAAAATTCCAGAGTCCCGGAATGATGAGGCTTTCTCTTGGCTTAGGGATAATGGTCATGGAGACATGATCAAAAATGTTTTAACGGCCAATATAGATAAGGGCCAAGATAATCAAGTATCTGAATTAGTAAGGATATGCGAGCAACTTGGTTTTGCTTATAGCCAAAAACAAAAAGTAGAACCTATGACTTTAAAGGCTTTTATTAAAGAACAAGTCGAAAAAGGCAAAGAGGTTCCATTTGATATGTTTGGGGTATATATTGCTAATAAAACAAAAATAACGAACAAATAATAACGGAGTAAATATGAAGTTAAATGACAAAAAAGAAGTCGCTGTCAAACAAACTGGTGGCGCAGTTGCAAATTTAAATATCGAAAAATTTGCAGATGAAGGATTTGATAATGTAGATTCAAAAAGTCTTGCATTACCATTTTTAAAAATCCTTGGACAATTATCCCCTCAAGTAACTCAAGGGGATTCTCAATTCATACAAGATGCTAGACCTGGTATGATATTCAATACAGTTACAAATCAACTATATGATGGCACTAAAGGAATTTCAGTAATTCCATGTTTTTATAAGCTTGAATACATTGAGTGGAGAGACAGAGGTATGGAAGGTAGTTCAGCACCTGTAAATATCTATTCATCGGATAGTGATATTATGTCTAAAACAACTAGAGACGATAAGAATAAAGACAGACTTGAAAACGGAAACTACGTTGAAGAGACTGCCTCTCATTATGTTTTAGTTGTTGAGGGCGAAGGAGTTGCTAGCACTGCCATGATGACCATGAAATCTACTCAAAGAAAAAAATCTAAGAAGTGGAATTCAATGATGATGTCAGTTAGAGAGAAGAAAAAAGATGGAACAGGTTACTTTAAACCTGCACCATTTACTCAGATGTACACTCTTAAAACGGTACTAGAAAAGAACAATTTAGGTTCTTGGTATGGTTGGGAGATCGAGCATCAAGGGTCAGTTCAATCTAATGATGTCCTAGAGGCGGCTTACAATTTTTACAAAAGCTGTAAGCAAGGCGCTGTAAAAGTAAATCACGATAAAGAAGAGTCTGTAGAAAAAACACCATTTTAACTATGGACATACTTGACAAGACCCTGGGGGAGTTTATACAACTCTTCCAGGGCTCTGCTACATATTTTGGTGCTTCTGAACCATTAGGTCAAAAACGTGACCGTGATGGTAAACAAGAATTCAAACATTGGGTTGAACCTAAACCCATGACTAAAGAGCATTGGTTACAACATTTAAAAGGAGAAAAATACTATGGATCAGTTCCCATTAGAGATGATAATACATGCTCTTGGGGGGTCATCGATGTTGATCGTTATAATTTACAGCATAAGGAAGTTATATCGATTATACGGAAAAGGAAATACCCACTAGTACCATTTCGATCAAAATCAAATGGTCTACATTTAGTTTTATTTATTGATGGTGTGATACCCGCATCTTCAATGCGTAAAAAATTAATTGAAATTGCCTCAGACCTTGGGGTCAATGATACTAAAACCGATATTTATCCCGCACAGGATGAAGTAGATTTAACACCGGAAGATTGGAATAAAAAAAGAAAAGGTAACTTTGTAAATTTACCATATCAAAAAGCACACATGACTACTCGTGTTGCTATGGATGATGAAGGTAATTCAATTCCAATAGATAAATTATTTGAGTTTGTAAAACCTTACAGACTTAGCCCTACAGATTTTAAAAAATTAAAAATATTCCAGGATGATGAAACCAAAGATTATCCACCATGTGTAGTAAACTTTATGAAAAATAAAGTTAAGAAAGGTGAAGGCAGAAATGATGCAATGTTTAATGTTGCAGTGCTTGCAAAAAAAATAAACCCAGATCCGGTTATGTATCAAGATTGGACTCGAGAAATGATGGGTAAAGTTTGTGAGGAAAAATTACATCCACAGGAATTAGAAAATATTTTTAGAGGAGTAGAAAATAAAGATTATGCTTATAAATGTAAAACATCAATTGCAAGAATGCATTGTTCATCATCTACTTGTTTAAGACGTAAGCATGGTATTGGGGCCAATGAAGCAATCCCAGAAGTCGGTAAACTCATTAAAGTAAATTCATACCCAGAACCTTATTGGATACTTCCTATTCACGGTAAGTCTGTTCGATTATCTACAAAACAATTGTATCAGCAACAATTACTCGGAGAACAGTTATTAAATTATGATATTGTTTGGAGACCGCTTAAACCAACTAAAAGAGACCCAGACCCTTATCGAGATTGGTTAGATGAATTAGTTTCAAACAAACAAGACATGGAAGGTTTCGATGCACATGAAGAACAATCCGATGTATTTAATTCTAGACTATCTCAATTCTTAGAAGATGTAGAAGATACTACTGAGTTTGATCAAATTGAATCTGGTAATATATGGATTGATAAAGTAGAAATGAGATTTAAGCTTGAGACTTTTAGAAAGTTTATGAAGAAGATGGGTTACAATTGGTCTGAGAAAGATTGTACAAGATTTTTAGAAGCGGGTGGAGCAGCACCTAAGAAAAAATTCCAAAACATTGATACACGTCATTGGGTCGTAAGTTTACCAAAACAAAGTGAACATAAAAATAAAGATGTTAAATTCGTTAAACAAAAAGCTGCGTGGGAAGACAATTAAAATATTCGGCCCACCAGGAACAGGAAAGACAGAAAACCTACTTAGAAGAGTTCAAAGGTTTTTAAAACAGGGTATTGATCCCGAAGAAATTTGTTATATTTCATTTACTAATAAAGCGGTAGATGAATGCGTGAGTCGTATTCGTAAAAAATTTAGTGAGTACGATGAAGATCGATTTAAATATTTTAGAACCTTACATAGTTTAGCAAGACAACAGTTTGGAGAAATTCCGGTGCTTGATCCAAGAGCAGACATGCTCATGTTTCATACTCAATACGGAACCGTCAAAGTTAATTACCGAGAAGATTACGATGAAGCTAAAGTCTATAACAATTGGTCGTTACAAATTTATGATCGTGCAAGAAACATGAAGGTAGATCCGGTATCTTTATATAAACAACAAACTCGAAAGAATGTTCGACTACAACAGTTCAAATCTATTATTGCAGGCTACGAGGAATTTAAAACAATGGAATTGGAGAACGGACACCGGACAGCGGACAGACTCGATTTCACCGACATGGTACAAAAATTTATTGAGGACGGAGCAAGGTTACCTATAAAAGTTTTAATGGTAGATGAGGCCCAAGATTTAACACCGTTACAGTGGGATATGGTTGTAAAGATAGCTGAAAATGTTTGGAGAGTTTATATTGCAGGCGATGATGATCAAGCAATCTATGAATGGAATGGAGCTGAGGTGGAATATTTCCAAACGTTTCCTGGACGAAATATTATTTTAAAAAAATCAGTAAGACTCAATAAGAATGTTCACTTCTTTTCTAAATGTTTATTAGAAGGGATGAAGGGTAATAGAGTAGAGAAAGAATTTTATTCGAATGATAAAGAGGGATCTGTTCATTATTGGAATACTTTAAAGAAAGTGCCTTGGGATCTTGAAGGTAATTGGTTAGTGCTTGCTAGAATAAATGATGTAAAGAAAGAATTACAAGAAGAGGCAAGAAATCTTTCATTATATTACCAAGATGTAAAAGGCAATAAATCTTTTGATATGAACCAATTCCAAGCAATACAATATTGGGAAAAAATATGTGAAGGTGGAAGTATTACAAGAGAAGAGGCCTGTATCATGTATGAATATTTATTAAATATCGACCACGGTTTTAGATCTCAAGATAGTAAAAAATGGAGTTTTGCTCATCCTCAACAAGTATTTAATTTTGATGAATTACATTTAAGATGTGGTATGAGAGATGAAAAGGGCCCATGGATAGAAGTATTTAAAAGAAAATTTAAAGAGAAAGATAAACAATATTTTTTAAAAATGATTAAAGAAGGCGTAGATTTAAACGAACCTCCTAAAATTATAATAGATACTATTCATCAAGTAAAAGGTGGAGAGGCAGATAACGTAGTCTTGTCTAGTAAATGTAACTTTCCATCACATTATGAAAAGAAAAACTTAAAAGAAAAGGTTAAAGAACTTCGGGTTTGGTATACGGGTGCAACCAGATCTAAAGGTACGTTACATTTGTTAGGCACCCATCATCAATATAATTTTCCATTAGGGAAATATTACAAACTATATGAGGCTAATTATGACAGATAAAGATATGTTTGATGGAGCATTTCCACAACACACCCAGGTAGGCGGGAATCACTACACTAAGTTTGAGATTCAACCGTATGAATTTATA